AGGATGTTGTGTTCATTGCACATGCATCAGAAGACCAGAACGGCGACCAGGTAATCTATCGTCCTGATCTGGGTGGTAAGAACCGTAATGAGCTTTACCGTATTGCAGACATCATGGGTTACCTAACTACGGTTACCACTGGTGAAGGTAAACATGCCCGGGTAATCAGCTTTAAGCCTTGCCCTACCCATCACGCTAAGAATGCCGGTGGCCTTGGCGGTGAAACTGGTGAAGTGTGGGTGCCAGATTTAAAGGCTAATCCCTCATTCTTAGCTGACCTGATTAAGCAGGCTAAGGATCACATCAATACCATGACACCTGAACAGTTGGCAACGATGAAGGCTCAGGAAGATTTAGAAAACTGGACTCAAAGCTGTACCGAAGCTCAGTATGCCAGCGATTTAAATCAGCTCACCGAATCTATTGATGATAAGCACCAGTATTACAAAAATATGCGTGTTGAACTGGTTCGTAGAGCAATGGAACTTAAATGCAAGTTCGACAAACAACGTAATGCTTGGGTAGATCCGGAGGAGTTCTTTGGTATCGATGACCAGCAATTGGCCGAGCTTCAAGCCTTTATCGATGAGCGCGGTCTGGATGCCAAAACTGTATGTGAGTATTTAGGTATTGATGCGCTGAATCAAATCGAAGCCAACAAATTGACAGCTGTCCAACAAGAAATTGAACAATTAGCGAAAGAAATGGTGAACGTATGAAAATTTTAAATAGCAAAGAAGCTTTTGAAGCAATGATGGCTGGCCGAAACATTATGTGCCGCGCCGTTGGGGAGTTAATGGATTTCGATGATCTGGATCGTTTCCCGGCAACTATCTTTGCAATGCCAGGCTATGAGTTCTGCATCAAGGTTGAAACCATGGAATTGGCTGGTATTACGTTTACTAAACCTTTAACACTTGATGACGTGGTGGAGGGTCAAGAAATTTTCCTGGTTTTCCCTCATTGTGTTGTACATACTCAATTCACTTCACTGTCTGGAAAGTATGTTGAATCTGTACGTTATGGTTTCGCCCAAGCGGATCAGGAAAATGCTGAGTTGCAACTTCAGGCAATTGGTAAACTTCTTGGACGAGATATTCCTTACCCTTTGACGCTAGAAAGTCATTACAAGCCTGAAAAGAAGCGTCGTAGTCGAAAAGCCAAGGAGGATGCTGAACAGCCTGAGCCAGAGGTAGTTCAGCCTATTGAATCCATAGAGCAAGAAGCCACTGATAATACTGAATCACCAGTTACAGAAACTGAAGAAGATTCAGTTGAAACCGACCCTGTAAAGCTTGTTGAGAAATTCACAGCACAAATTGACCAGTTTACTAAGGCTGATGACATTCTTTCATTCCGTCACGTATTTCTGGCCAATGGACACCTAGATCAAAAAGATCAACAGCACTTGTGCAAGCTGACTGAAGATAAATTGCTTGAACTGGATCCTGAGCAATACACGCCTAAGGTTGAACCTGAATCAATCGCAGATGAGGTCATTGAAGTCATGCAACCAAGTTTGATTGATGAAATTGATCAACAAGCCACTAAGGTTGTTAAGGACAAAATCTGTAAAGATATGATGTCAGGTAACGGTCAATCAAGCTATCCAGTCGATATGCTTTATATACAAAAGAAAAAGATGCTGATTAACCGCATTCAGGAAATGGATTCGATTGAAGCTTTAGAACGTCTAGCGCCAGCAATACCAGCTGCAAAATTCAATCCAGAAGATCACCAGGAACTATTGCAAATTTACGCTGAGCGTAAAACTGCAATGCAACATGCTGATTACAATAGCGAGGTATCATGAGTTATCAATATTCATCAATGACCCGAGTGCTGATTATTCAGCACGGAGGTCGGATCCGGACTTATCGCAATATCAGTCTTTTCGGTATTGAAGATTGTATTCAAAACTTTATTTACAGCTGGGGGTACAGATGATCTTCAGAATCAAACAGAAACATGAAGCAGGCTTCAAGCTTTGGTTGGAAAAATTGGGTTATGTGAAAAAAGAACTAGCAGATGGCAGTTCGACTTTTAGCGGGAAAGGCACACGTAAAGCATTGAGCTATGTGTTTTTAAAGAAAGATTTAACAGGTAATGCAGCATGTCAGGTGTTATTTGATGAATATGAAATGCACTTGCGTTGTCCTGATTATTTAGATGTTAAGGTGGCGTGATGGAAGATAACAAATTATGGGCAGTCAATATTCCCGAAGAACCTGATTCAGAAGAAATTTTATACCCTGTTCCATCAAAAGAATTGGGTGAGCAAGTTGTTCAACGTTTGCGTAAAGAGGCTATTGAAGCATTTGAAACAGTTGGTGAATGCATTGCTGAAGCGGTCACCCTTGAGGAATGGGATCTTTCCGCGGATGATCATTCTAAATATTTGGAAGAAAGCCCTAATTGGTGGGATGAAACTACCTTTTTAAATAGTGAGCTGGCATGATGACTAATATCCAAGTGGCCAACTTTATTATTGGCGAACTACATAAAGAATTGCCTTTTGACCTTATCTTAAACCAGGCAGAAACAGAAGCATTTTTGACATTTGTTGAAGGTTATAAGGGAGATTTACGACTTCCTATGACATGCAAGAGTGAATCAACCATCATTCAAGTCAATAAAGAAAATATAGATGCAATCTACCTCATGCTTTCACCCCATACTGAACAGCATGAAGAACCTGAAAACAGTATCGATCAATTCATTGCTAGTGGTGGATTTGATAAAGCTTTTAAAGATGTGTTTGGACTGCCTGAAACGGTAAAAAAAGTTTAAAGGAGGTTTCTTAATGAGCTTAAAAAGTTTAGCAAATGAAACTGAAGCGAATAAACAAGAAATGCTTCAGCGGTTTCTAAAAGCTCCAGCTGATCAAAACTTTAGTCATGAGGTTGTAGCCATGTACTTAGGTTGTTCACCATGGACGCTGGCACGTATGCGGTGCAATGGATCTGAGCTGCCGTACACAAAGATCGGACGGCGTGTTGCATACAAAAAGCGTGACGTGCTGGCTTATGAGCATAGCCGCACTGTTAATTGCACGGCCCAATATGTTCTTTAGAAGTTAGGTGACAAACTTAAGAATTTGCAATAAAAATTAGTTGACAGATTCAATAAATTGCAATAACTTGAAATCACCAACATCTTTTAGGACTTAAATATGGATTTATTGAGGAATCCTCCGCCAAATCACTTCGACCCGTTTCTTACCAGTGATAACTTAAAGTATTTCGCTGATCAGATGTTGAGTGTTTATTCAAACACAATTAAAGATTTATGCTCAATTGATGATGATAATTATACTATTAGTTGTGCTGTATTTGGTCGTTGTAAAAATAGGTTTACTCGCCTTATTTTATCTGGAGAAACTCCAGTTGACACACAAATACAAGATTCCTCAAATAATTTCACATTTAGAATTGGCAATACAGTCGGAATCAGATTTTTTAAAGAAATTGATTACTTAAAACCCAAAAGACCAAACTTTTTTAAACAGAGCGAAAATTTAGATATGTTTGAGGTTGATGCTTCTGTTCCTAGTTATTGGCGTTTTATATTAGTGCCAGCTAGTTCAGATGAAGAAGAAACCTTTGTTGCTTTTGTTGGTTTTAATAGTAAAACTTTACCGATAACCTGTTGGACCTCAAATAATGCTAAACACTTTATTTTTGATCCACAAGCAGTATTGCCAGCACCAGCCGAATTAAAAGGTATTAATATTGATGATCTGTTAGGTGATGAAGACATAGATAAAGTAAAAAACTTTTGAAGTGTTTTAACCTAGGGTCATAAAATGGTTTTAAAATGAATAGTTTCTTTAATGGCCTTGAATTAAAAACTTTAAGACAGCTACACCAGTTATCCTTAGAAGATCTTTCGGTAAAAGTTAGTAAATCTCGTCAATTTTTACATAAAATTGAAATGAACCAAGTAACTCCTAATGAAGATCTTATTGAAGAATTGTGTAATTTCTTAAATGTAGATAGAAACGTATTTTTTACCTCACACCCATTACTACAAGAAGACCAAATCAACTTCCGTAGTAATAAAACTGCAAAAGTTGCTACTAAACAATCTGTTATTGCACAAGGTGAGTACTTAAGAAGGCTGGTAGAGTTTTTAGATGACCATTTAAGGTTGCCCAAATACTCCATACTAACTTCTGACTCTCCTGATAATTTTCAAGATATTGAAAAGGCTGCTTACAATTTCAGAAAGCAATTTAATTTAGGACTTGGTCCTATTAGTGACATGACCAAGCTATGCGAAATGCTTGGAATTATTGTAACAACTTTTCCAAGTGTGTCTACAGAGGTTGATGCTCTATCCATTGCTTCTCAAAGACCTATTTTTATTAATAATGAAACAAGTAGTACTTGTAGGCAGAGATTTAATCTAGCGCATGAACTTGGTCATTTAGTACTACATGATGGTTGTATAACAGGTGATTCTATAACTGAATCTCAGGCACATAGATTTGCATCAGCTCTACTCATTCCTCAAGAAATGATGGTTACTCACTTTAAACCATGTTTCAATGGTAGGTTTAACTGGTCCAAATTAGGAGAGATGAAGCGAGCATGGAAAATTAGCAAAGCTGCTTTATTGTATAGAGCTAAAAGCTTAGGTCTATTAAATGAAGATAGCTACCGGAGTGGTGTTATTCACTTGAAGCGCACCGGTGAGGCTATTTCAGAAATAGAGGATGAGGATATTCCATCAGAAGTCCCCGACCTTCTTCCTAAATGCTTTAAAGCATTGGAGAAAAAAGGAATTACTGCTGTTGATGTCGCTTCAGATTTGAATATTTCAGTTAATCTATTAGAAAAAATTACACAGTTAAAATTTAGCTCTGGTAGGAAACCTATTCTTAGGTTAGTCACTTAATGCAAAATAAAGGCGGGTTTATCCTGCCTTTATTTGTTTTAGGCGCTCATCCCAAACGCTTTCATAATTAAAGCAGTCAATTTTTCCTTGATATACCGCTTCAATCATATTCATAGATGCTTTCAGCTCTTCCATGGGAATTTGTACATAACCACCAGTAACATCAATGCGTGGCTTTTGTGTATGGTTGAGAAGTCGTTTAGTCACATAGATATTGAAGCGTAATAGGTTACAGATCGTGGCAAAGGTACGTCTGAAATCATGCATTGATACATAGTAGTCCACCTGATCCCCAAGCACTTTTAATGCACGGTCAACCTTAGTTGCATGCATGTTAGCTGCAGTCGGCATTTTAGTTGCTGGGAACACCCAGTCATTTTCTCTTAACAGGTAACGGTCCTTTAAGATCTTCAGCAGATGATCACCTACTGGGAACAGATGGTCCGTACCATTTTTTGTATCTCTAAAAAGTACGGTACCAGTTTTAAAATTGATATCTGACCACTTCAGTCCACAAACTTCCTGACGGCGGCAACCGGTGTACATCGTAAATAGGATAATGTCTCGGTGAGTATTGGATCGTGCCGTATTTTCGAGATTCAATTCATCTTGGTAATTCAGGACAGCGTTATAATATTTGTGAATGACATCTTTATGTAGATGACGCTCTCGACGTTCAAGTGTATTCCAGCCTTTGGTAACTGAAATAATATCAACCGGATTAGATTTTAGGATTGGAGCTTCATCCGATGAATAAAGCACATGGATGTATTTCCACAATGTACCTAGTAGTGAAATAGCTCCATTTGCGGATGATTTGCTGAGTTCTGAAACTGTCAGGAACTTATCCAGTACTTCATTTTTAGTAATCTCAAATAGCTTTCGATTTGACCAGCCTAAATATAGGTCAAAATATTTATTATATTGACGTATAGTTTTAGGTTTAAAGTCATTGCGCTTGATATAGATATCCAACGCCTGACCTACTGTGATATCCAGTGGATTCTCAGCAGCCTTTCCTTTTACTGGTTTCTGGTATTCCCCATTAGCAATTTGGGCCAAAATCATTTGTGCTTTGGCACGTGCAGCGATTGCAGATATTTCATTGGTCTTACCAAGTACGACTCGGTAAAGCTCGCCTGAATAGCGTCGCTCCACAATATAAGATTTAGATTTAGTGGTGGCACGGACACAGAAACCGATCAGATCTTGATCTCGGTAAATCTTTTGACCAGATTCAGACAAGGGGATAGCATCAACATTAGACTTGTTGAGTTTCATAATTTGATCATCAAAATTTTAGCTCGCAATGATTAAATCATGTTTCTCAACAGTCTACAAATAGTCTACAAGTCAAACTTTTAAGCAATAAAGCACCCTTCAAAATCAATATAAATAATTGTTTTTATTTAATTTAATAAATTAACATACCCCACAAGTATGCTATAACAGAAATAGAATCCGCCAAGTCGCGACTGGATGGGAAGATTGAGCATTGAAATAGGCTTACCTAATGATTTATAAACTTAAAAGATTTAAGAATGAATCACATTGTATTCGTTTGTCTTCATTTCGACTCAACAATCTATAAAATTTATTTTTTGTGAATTTTTAGATTTTATGAAATTACTTTTCCAAAATTTTAATTAATTTCTTGTTGATTAAATCATTGTCATACCTCAAATAATGCCAGAAGCTACTAATTATCAATAAGAATATTCATCCTATTTCATTAACATTTGATACTTGGTATATTTTTATGAGCTTTTGGTTCATTACAGCTTTATATTAACAAGTACGTAAAAAATAACACTTCATAAAAAACCTCCCAAAGGAGGTTTAATTACAAAGTATGGGCCAATACGTAGATGACTGTACTAATAATTACGATAGCCAATAAAGTTATCAATATTTCAAGCTTAGTCATTAAAGGACACTCTGTCTTCTTATTGCTTATATTGTAGCCTATCTTAACACTCAATCCTAAATATAAAGGGTTACTAGAAATTTTAAAATATTTGCACTTTATTAATTCAGATTAAATCTCATGACTCAATTTAATTGTATTTTCTATTATTAAATCGACAGACGATATACTTTCAATATGCATCTTTAAAAATTTGACTTTCATTATTCACCTGATCATTTTCATCAAAATCATTGAACCACGTACAAAGATTTATCATTATTAATTTCTATTGAATATTTAATAATATTTTTTAGCTTCTAATAGACCAGCCCTGACTTCACCTTAAGAAACAGGGTAACTTTATATCCAAATACATGTAGCCCTGCTCTACTAAAACTATTTAATTTCTTTCAAGCAATCGCGACATAACTTAATTTCTTCGCTATCAGCCGTACGTTCAAACTCAATCGTACTATGTAGGCCAAATAAGCAAAGTACGAACTGGAACATATCGATCTCCTTGCTTTAGTGCCCCCCTATTTCAAAATATAAGGGGAATGATCCCTAGAATTTAAAAATCTCATCTAACTATAGAAATTAATATAAAATTAAACAAATCAATCCCTGATTACCATTTTATAGCCCTTAGTCAAATATTTTCTCTTTAAACTATTTAAAGATAACTTCTGAATAGATTCATGTAAGTATAGGAAATATATATTAATAGTTCTTACCCGTTAGTTTTATGTTTCTTTAAGTACTTGTTAAACTAGTTGAGGACTTCTCATAAATATATAAATTACCTAGAAAGCTACTAATTGCAAAATCAACAAATACTCAGCCTAGTCGTTTCTTCAGTTAAACAAGGCCAAGGATTACTTTAGCTAATATTTGCATTTGATTGTTATTATTCCTTTCTAAATAGTCAAAGACCTCACTCATTTGTGAGGCCTTTGATCAATTTATTCAGGGGTATTTGGTGCCTTAGATTCTGTCTCCGCTTCGTGATGAGAACAGTTTTTTGCATTTCCCTTTTTGTATTTAGCCTTTTTATAACAATATCCAGCCAATACGCCTGCGCCAATCAATGTTAATAATTTCATTGCTCACCTCAATAGATTAGAAATAACAACCTCTATAGGTATCATCTATATG